TTTTTAGTAGCTGAACTGCTATACTAATCAAGTTCGCCCGCCCTGTTGCGGGCTTACTATTCTAATCTTTATTCTTTAATTGCGAGACCTTAATTATGACTTCAAAATCTGTAATTTCATTCCAAACTGCTGATGTTGTTCCTGCTCACCTTATGAGCGGCACTGCCTTGGGTAACGAAAACGTATCGGCCTCCGATATGGCTATCCCCGTCCTAGCTCTAGCGCAAGCGATGAGTCCTGAAGTGGGAAAGAAAAGTGACCCTAAGCACATCAAAGGCTTAGAAATGGGCCATGTCTTCAATAAGTTGACAGGTGAGTTCTGGGATACCGTTTTTGTGGTTAACCTTAAATTTGAGACCGGCTTTACCATCTTCAAAAAGCGTGAAGAAGGCGGCGGTTTCGAGGGTAATCACGAAAGTCTAGCAGCTGCTAACCAGCATCTTGCTGACAATGGCTTAAATGAAGCCGTACACGATATAGTCGAAACTGCAAAGCACACTGTTGCTTGCATAGACGATGACGGTAAAGCCTCTGTTGCTGTTATCTACATGTCAGGAGCCAATAAAAAGGTATCTGATGCGTGGAATACTGCGTTAGCACAAAGTGGTACTGATCGTTTCGGCACTGTATGGGCTCTTGAGTCTGTCGAAGAAAAGAACCGCATGGGTCAAGGCTATCAAGTCTTTAAAGCAACCAACAAAGGATACCCTACGCCTGAGTTGTACGCTGAAGCCCGCGCTACTTACTTTGCCATGCAAGGCATGACCGACCCTACCATCCACTAGGTAGTAAGTAGATACAAGCCATCCCTCGGGGTGGCTTTTTTAACTCTGGAGGAAATTATGACTAAATATGCAGCTGAAGTTCAATACACTGCCCAAGTAGTAATTCAAGCTGAAACAAAAGAAGAAGCCCAAAAGAAAATAGAGGCTATGGGTTTAGCATCTATTATGGAGACTTGTGAGGACTCCTTTTGGGGTATTAACCACATTGATAGTGTGCAGACGTATGATAAAGAAGCTAATCGTTTTATAGCGGCCTAAGCACCTCAATAAAAGCCATCCCTCGGGGTGGCTTTTTTATAGCTGGAGATAAAATGAACGAGCATAGCTACATCAAAGCCATACACAAAATGCTCCCCTCAACTGTGTACAAATGGAAGATCAACGATAATTTTCATGGTGGCGTAGCGGACGCGTATTACTCTGGCTCAGGTGGCGACCTGTGGATTGAGTATAAGTACGTGTCTAATCCTCCTAAGCGTTCCAGTACTGANATNAAGACATGCCTGTCCTTNCAGCAATTGCATTGGCTTAAAAGCCGTCAAGAAGAAGGCCGTAAAGTGGCATTAGTGATTGGTATGCAAGCGCCTGAAGGAATGCGGTCTAAAGATAACCTGATCATCACTGATTTTAGTCAAAAAGTGACCATAGATACCTTTAGTAGTTCAGCTATTGACAAACGNGGGGTTGCTGAGTTTATAATGTCGTCATGCCTCGAAGAAGTGGCATAAGACAATCTACAATGAATGGGCGTAGATCCATACATTTATATAAACTACAGGAAGACACCCAATGGCTAAAGCGAGCTTACTCGTTGGAACCGATGCTTCGCCCGAAGCAGAAAGTCGAGCAGTCCAACGTATTCTCTCTATCTACAATCGCCTCAAAGCTGACGAAGGATTAAATCAAACCCTACTTGCCCAAAAAATGGGCCTCAAACAACAAAGTGCCATATCACAGTACTTCCTCGGTAAAGTTCCTTTGAACATGACCGCGGTTGTTAATTTCGCCCAGGCTATGAATGTCTCCCCTTCAGACATTTATCCTGAATTAATGGAACCAGTACGCACATCTTTTTACCCTAAAGTATCAATTGCTGTGCGCTACGCAATNANAGGAAANCCNACCATTGACGCTATACAATCTGTTGAAGTCCAAGGAGACTTGGAACCTTACGCAGTNCAGATTAATGTAGATGACTACCTACCCTACATAGCTAAAGACTCATTTATCGTATGCTCCAATCGTGTTAAACCACAATCTGGGGCTGAAGTGTTCGTAGAACTTAACGATGGAAATCGTTTTGTTGGACGCTTCTTCTATAGCGAAAAGGGAATTACGCAGATTCTGAAACTGCAAGACAATTGCATATATGACCTTCAAAGTGAAGATGTCATAGTTTGCGATATGGTGATTGGTACTCACCGACAAAATAACTGGGAGCTAAAATAATGTTAGTTCAAAATTTAAACAACAATCGAAGTCGTTCGATGTATTGGCACACGCAGTCTTGCTGGTGTTGGTGGATAATACATACTGACAACGACAAAGACTGTTGGCCGAAATGGAGTGTGTTAGAAAGCAAAATTAACTTTCTTTCATTCGGGTGCAATTCAACCTCAACATCGCCTCAAGGCCCCCCAGTTTAATAATCGACATCTTTTTTTTTCACCCCTCAATAGTAGTTGAGCTAATAGCGTAAGCACACAAACACAAAGGCAGCACCATGTTAGACAGAGTAACAATTAGTAAGTTTTCAGAACTGTCAGGCTATACAGAAGTTGCTATACGCTCTAAAATCAGTGAAGGTGTCTGGCAAGAGAACGAGGTATTCTCCCGCGCACCTGATAATAGGATATTGATAAGTCTAGGAGGCTACGAAGCATGGGTAGACCGAAGAAGCAGCAGTTCACAAACGTCAGGGAAGTCTCTAAAAGTACAATCGAGATCGTCTTCCGCTACCCAACGCCCCAAGATCGGCAACGCGAGCCAATCAAGCTTGAGCCCACCCCCGCTAATTTAAAACGCTGCTATGTTCACCTCGCTCAAATCAATGAAGCCATTAAAGCAGGGACGTTTGACTACCTAGCCACGTTCCCTAACTCCCCTAGAGCAAAACTATATTCCAATCGCCGTACTTTCGGCACCTTCTTAAAGCACTGGCTTAACAACCACTATGCTATCGGCCCTGGCACTCATAAATTTTATAAACGAATTATTGAAGGCCAAGTATTAAAAACCCCTTTGGCTAAAATCCGTGTGGTTGATTTAACGTGGCTCGATGTTAAGGATTGGGCCTTAAAGATGGATGTCCTAGCAAAAACTCGCTCTCAACGAGTGGCTGTTCTGCGAGATGCGCTTAACTCAGCAATAGAAGAAGGCATTATTGCTGTAAACCCCTTGTATGGTAAAAAACTAAAAAGCCCCAAAGTTATTATACAGCCAGAAGCCACTCGCATTGAGCCCTTCTCTTGGGATGAACGAGATGCCATCATCAGAGCTGCACGTAGACAGTTCGGATTACAACTGATGTTTCAGTTCTTCACAGGACTGCGCCCAGAAGAAATAAGAGGTCTATGTTGGAGTCGTGTTGATTTCATCGGATGCACTATTCGGATAGACCAAGTAATCGTTGATGCGAGCCCTAATGAGTTTCGACCTCCTAAGTCACAAGCCTCTCTTCGGACAGTCGATTTAGTTGGCCCTGCAATGCAATGCTTACTTGCCTATAAAGAGTACACCTTTCTTAGAATGCCAGCGCCTAAAAAGTTTCCAGTAAAGCCAAGTATGGCTGACATTGTGTTTACAAATCCAAACACAGACAATCCTTGGAGTTCAACTAACAGCATACGTGATCAATGGGTTGATGTACTTAGAAAAGCAGGAGTTCGTTATAGAGTGCCTTATCAAACTCGACACACTTACGCATCGACCATGTTGCAAGTTGGAGAAGACTTAGAATATGTTGCGGGACAAATGGGCCATGAAACCAGCATAACCACGTTAAAACATTACGCGCGGTTTGTTCAACAAACAGGTGCGAGGCACGGGTCTAAATTAGAAGAAGCGTATCAGAAACAAATAGGGAATTAGGTACATAATCGTGTACCTTCTGCCAGCATTTTGCCAGACTCTAAATTAAATCCCTTATGAATCAAAGGGTTGTATGGTGCGGACGGAGAGACTCGATCTTCTTGTAGCCTATACAAAAACCTTATTAATCAACAAGTTAAAACAATCATTCTGCCAGCTTTTAGTGTGGAGACGGGTAGTTTATGGTCGGTTTGCCAGAATCCCTGCCAGCTTTTTTAATGCAA